CCAAAAGAAATATTAGCCTGAGAAAATGGAACTGAATTAAAGTTCACACTAAAGAACGGTTCTTTTATTCAAGTATTAGGTTCTGAGAATATAGATTCAATACGTTGAACGAACTGGAAATGAGTTATATTCTCAGAATATGCTTTTCAAAACCCAACTGTTTGGGATGTACTAAGACCTATTTTAGCTGAAAACGGCTGATGGGCTATTTTTAATTCTACTCCTAATGGTAAAAATCACTTCTATGAGCTTTTCAATACTGCCAAAGCTAGCGATAAATGGTTTAATCAAAAACTATCAGTAGAGGACACATGAGTGGTATCTAAAGAGTATATAGAACAAGAACGTAATGAGTGAATGAGTGAAGAAATGATTCAGCAAGAGTTTTATTGTTCATTTGATGTAGGTGCAATAGGTTCTTACTATGCTGACCAAATATGAGATGCTAGAAAGCAAAACAGAATAATCCAATTGCCATTTAGTAAGACAACTCCTATTGATGTGTATTTTGATTTAGGTAGAAATGATGCAACAAGTATATGGTTTAAACAGAATGACTGACAATTCTTTAATTTTATATGATACTATGAAGATAATTGAAAATATATTGAAGAGTATTTTAACTATATAGATAATTACATTAAAGAACAATGAGGACAACTAGGTTCTGTATATCTACCACATGATTCTAAACAAAAGAAAATTGATTCTAAGTTTAGTACATTTGAATTAGCGACTGAGAGATACGGTTCTCATAAGATTGAATATATAACACAAACGAAAAGTACTGTTGAGGATATAAACACAACAAGAAAGATATTACCTAGATGTAGATTTGATATAGATAAGACAGCACAAGGGATTAAATGTCTTGAAAACTATAAGAAAGACTACGATGATAAGAAAAAGATATTTAGAGACCAACCAAGACACGATTGGGCTTCTCATGGAGCAGATTCTTTTAGATATTTTGCTGTATCACACAAAGAAGTAGAAATTGATAATTCTCCTATTATTATAGATTTCTCTGCTTGACTATAAAAACTTGCAATATGTCAAATATTAATTAATATAATTAAAACACACAATTAACCCATAAATATATAGCTATATGGTGGCAAAACCTAGACTTCCAATGTCTGAAAGTGAAATTATTACACAAGTACAACAAGAAAGACAGCTTTGAGTTAATTTTGTTGACCAAAAAAGACAACTATTCCTAGAAAGACTTCAATTATATACTAATATTGCTGACCAATGAGGGAAAAGTGATAAAGTATATGTAAGAACTATCCGTTCTACAATGCAAACACTAATGTCTTTGTATTACTCTGACCAAATAACTGTAAACTTTGCAGGTAGACAACTTTGAGATGATGAGTTAGCAGATAACTATAATAATCTTGCTGAGTTTGATTACGAAGAAATGGATATGGAAAAACTTACTTATGATGTACAATGGAATAGATTATTCTATTGAGTAGGTATTAGAATATTTGACCATTGGGATGAAGTAAGAAATGTTCCTGTTTATAGGTCTATTGACCCTATATCATGGATTCCAGACCCTTTAGGTTATATAGATAACTATAGATTCCACTGATTTGAACTAGAAGTAGACGATTCAGACCTAACAACAAATATTTACTTTAATGTAGATAAAATAACACCTTCTGAGTCTGAAAGAGAACAAAGAAGAAGAAATGAAATCCAACAATCAAGACAAACTAACTGAGGAACACCTCAAACAGAAAATCAACCTATTTACTGAATATATAATCATTATACTACAATCAAAGGTAAAAAGTATTTAGTTACTTTAGCTAATGACCAAACTCTTCTAATTAGATTTGAAGAAATTAACCCAGTATATGAAGAAGAAAAGAAAGATAACTCTTTGATTAAATATCCAGTTATCATAAATCACTATGAACCATTCAAAGGAGACCCATTTGGTATCTGTGTTCCTGATTTATTAGAAGATAAACAAAAGATTGAACAATTATTCTTAAATCTAAATAGAATTAAAGCAGAACATGAAGCATGGGGTGATACATTCCTAGTTGATACATCTGCAATTAAAAACCTAAATGACTTAAGACAACATACTCAATGACCTAAATACGTTAGAGCTGATTTACAAAAGAACCCTAACCCTATTAAGGAAGTACAAAGAGGTACAATCAAACAAGATGCTTATAGTATGGCTCAAATTATTAGACAGCAAGGTTCTAATGATATGGGACTAGATGAAAGAGCAATTGGGTGAACTCCTGATAAATCTATTACAGCTACTGAAAACCAAAGAATCCAAAGAAACCAAAACGTTAAACTTGTATTAAACAACAAGATTAATCAATGGTGAGAAAAAGACTTCTGGAGAGATTGGCTAAGAGAATATTATCAATTCTTCCCATTCAATGGAGAAAAGAATATAATGTTACAAAACTCTTTCGGTAATGTGATACAATCAGTTAAAAGAAAAGATATTGACACTTGAGCTAATATTGATGTTAAAATCATTAATAAAAGTGAAGAGGAAGCAATGAAAGAGCAAGAAAAGGCTGGTTTGCTTGTAGTTGCTGATTTAGTATTACAAGACCCTACTTCTCCTACTATTAGTAAAACATTTGCTAAAAGAAGTATTGCAAGAGCTCAATGATTAAGTAAAGATAAAGTTTCTGTATTATTTCCTTCATCTGTTGAAGAAATGAGTGCAAGAATGGACTTAGAACTACTGAATAGAGATAGAGATGTAAATGAAATTGAAGATTTACAAGAAGACCACATGACTTACATTGTTGTATATGGAAAAGCAATGGATACTGATTCTAGAGATAGAGCAATTCAAGCCAGGAAAGAAGCAATGATATTAAGTGGACAATCAAGAAGAGAGCAAGCACCTGGACAATGAGGTTGAGTATTATGATCTTCTGCTGCACAATTCACTAATGCTGCAATACAAGGTAATCAACAACAATGAGCTAGTTCTATAGCGGATGTTACTACTCAATAATACACACAATATGAAATGAAAAGATTTAACCCCTGAACAAAGACTAATGTGAGATATTCAAAACTTACAGAAGTCTAACGGGTGGAAATATATAGTAGATGAATGGTTAAAAGATAAAGTTATGCTAGAACAAAAATTAAACAAACTGTCTACTACTATAAGAACTCAGGAAGAAATAATTGACATTAATTATATTTGAAATAAGATAGAATTAATAGATACAATGATTCTAATGCCACAAGCAGTAATAAATGAACTAGACCCAATAATTGACACTGACTCTCCTAATACATAGGGAGAGTGTAGTTAACAAATGACGATTTGCTGATTGCTACTCTTTATGTATCGCAGATATAACTGCACAATAAATATTATTCTTAATAAAGAACTATGACACACGAAACTAGCCAAGTTGAAGGCATAAATTCAAACGATGTAGAAGAAGAAGTAATTGATGAAACAACTGAGGATACTCAGTCTGAATCTGATAATGAAAATAAGGCTGCAAAAGGTAAATCTAATGTCCCTAAAATATTAGCAGAAAAGAACAAGTGGAAAGCAGAAGCTGAAAAGTGGAAAGCAGAAGCTGAATCTAAAGAGTTCAATGAAGAAAAAGCACAAGCTATGATTAACCAAGCTTTAGCTGCACAAAAAGCAACAGACTTCAAAAACCAAGAAAGAAACAACTTTGTTGAATCTTACGGAGAAGAAAACGTTGAAGCAGTAGAAAGCGTGTTACAAGAACATGGGACTTTATCTTATGAACAAGCTGCTGTTATTGCAGGAATTGGAGTTACACAAACAAGCAATCCAAACAAATATAGTTTTGCATGAAACACTCCTGCTTCGATTAAGAAAGCTAAAACTACTCAAACTTTATCTGATGATGAACTTAGAGCAAGTATAGTAGACCAATTCCAAGAAATGGGGTTCAGAAATGCTAGCTAATGGATTGTTATATATTAACAAATAACCATTATACACATGGCAACTACTACTACGTGAAATATAATGACTTCTGGTAATTTATGAGAATTTATACAAAGAGAAGCCATTAGAAACTTTGAATCAGCTTTATTCTTTAAACAAACTGGTAAAGTTGTATCACTTCCATTCGGAATGAATAAATATACTTTCCCTACTGTTGATAATAAAGACGGTGCTGCTATTCAATTAACAGAAGGTGTTACACCAACTGAAACTGCATTCTCTTTAACTAATGTTGAAGTTACTCTAGCTCAATACGGTTCTTATGCTCTATTATCTGATGTTGTTCTTACTGACTCACCAGTTAATGCTGTACAAGAAGCTGCATTCGAATTAGGTAGAGATTTAGCAAACAAAGCTGATGCTGTAATTCAAGAAGCTATTGACGGAGGTACTAATGTTATTTACGGTGGAACTGCTACTTCAAGAGTTGAGGTTGCTGCTGGATTTACAATGACTGCTGCTAAATTAGCTGAAGCTACTTCAAGACTTAAAACTAACGATGCTCCTTTCTTCGATGGAATGGCTTACGTTGCAATTATGCATCCTGATGTTGCTTACGATTTACAACAAGAATCAGGGACAGGAACATTTATTGACTTAAATAAATATACTGACTCAAACGCTAGAAAACCTTTAAAAGGTGAAATGGGAATGTTATTTAGTGCTAGAGTTGTTGCATCTTCAAATGTACAATTCTTCGCTGATGCTGGTGTAGGTGGAACTGTAGACGTTTACCCAACTTACGTTGTAGGTAGAAACGCATACGCTACTGTTATGGCAGGTGGAATGGAAACATTCATCAACGGTCTAGGTAGTGAAGGTTCAAATGACCCTTTACATCAAAGAATGTCTGTAGGTGGTAAAGTTAGATTAGCTTCTGCTATTCTAAAAGATGAAGCACTATACAGAATTGAAACTTCTTCAAGTTTAGGTGTTAACGCATAATAGAAATTGGGAGAGCTTAGGTTCTCTCTTTTTGCTTTATTCTTTATAATTAAAGGGTAGAGCAAAGAGATATTAATTAATAATACAACATTATGGACGTAAATTCAATTATAGGATTAGCCAGAACATTAACGCACACTGACGATGAACAAGTTACAGATACTAATGCTATGCTGTACGCAAATATTGTTTATCATGATATAGCAAACGCTATTATGGAAATAGATGAAGACTTCTTCTGGGATATATTTACTACAACTCCAATTGTTTGACAAAATGAATATACCTTTGCTGTATGAAGTGCTACTACAAGATGAATGAAAAAAATCGAAAGAATCCAAATTAAATGGGCTGATACAGATAGTTTTCAAACTTTAGTGAACTCTGATACTTTAGCAAATTATCCAACGACTACAGGTCGCTTAGATACTCAATTAGGTACAGATGAGTGATTCTTTGATATAAAAGACGGTTCATACTTTATTTATCCAGCTCCTACTGAAGCAGTAACTGATTGATTACAAGTTCAAGCAACTACAACTCTTATTGATTTAGTTTTATGAGGTGCTGAGAATACAGTATTCCCAAGAAATTCTGATTTAAGAGATTACCACCAAGTTATATCTATTGGGATGAAGCAATATATTTATTCTCAACAAGGATTAACAAATGATAAAAACGATTCTATTAACGAATACAATCAAAAGAAAGAAGAAATGTTAGATACTATTAGAGATAGATTCTTTAATCCAGTAATTACACAACTACCAAACGCTTATAGCTTAAAAAATTAAACATGACAGAAAGAACGTACAATACAGCCTTTAAATGAATGTTTGAAGATGATTATTTAACTAATTGAGCGAATTATATTGAACACAATAATGTTACTTGATTAAATACAGGGTACGCACTAACTCTATGACCTAAACTAGATAAACAATTACTTACAAATTGAAATGCTCCTAGAACTATATTTGGTAGAGAGTTAACGAGTCTAAGTTTAGAACAAATGGCTGTATGATGTGATAATTGAGAAATATATAAATTAACTTCTACTGACAACACTCCTGAATACACTCTATCTAGTGGTTGGAATATAGTTAATTGAGAACTTTTATTAAGTGGTTCTTTATATATGTATTTTGCTGCTAAAGACCCTTCTTCATCTTCTAGTTCTATAAATATAGCTCAAGTATTATATACAGATTTTGTATCTTGAAGTTTTGCATCTATTAATGAAACATTTTTAAGTATAAATAATATATATACTCCACCGATGCTTCAAGACTCTAGTGTATTATGGATTTGATGATTAAATACAGTTTATAGGGTTTCTAATACATGAGTTGTAGTTTCTACATCTATATTTGATAGATATGTAACATGAATAACTAAGCAATGAACACAATACGTTGTATATACCGATGAATGAAAAGCAACTTATTGGGATTGAGTTTCTTCAACGATTACAGCTACAAAAGATTTATGATTTATACCAGCAAGAGTTAAAAGTGAAGCATGAATAGACCATATAATTACTACTGATTGAGATTATTATGTATGAAGTTGATATACATTCCAATTAGTATCAAGAAAAAGACAATCAAATAGACTAGATGACAACTCTCAATATATAAAGAAAATAGATTTTACTCCTGATTTTATAACATGACAAAGTATTTCTGTTTGAAGATGAGGTATATTTATAGCATCATCTGATACAAAACCTTGAGTATATAGGAGAGAAAGTATTATAAAATGATTAGCTCAATCATTCCATAAATCTATTACAAAAGATAATTGAAATTTTGACTTTGATGAGGTATTTACAACAACATACTTATCAAAAGGGCAATCTAAATTGTTAATAGGTAAGCAATCAAATACTACAAGTTACTGAGTTGATATATTAGACTTAAATACTAAAGTTACAGCAAAAGATTGATATGCAGTTACAGATGTATTTACAGGTTGAACTACATTTAGTAAACAAATAAAAAAATTTAGAATAACTACAAGTGATACAAGTTGAGATAATTTTATAAAACTATACTTCAGAAAGAATAATTCATCAACTTGGACTTTAGCAAGAACTATAAATAATAGTACCAATACAATAGATAGAAAGTCAATTACTGAAGTTACATGAGATTTTATAGATATACAGTTTAAAGTCGAGTTACATAATGACAACCAAGACGATACTCCTCCATTATTACATGAATTGTACCTAGAATATACTATAAACAAAAACAATGGCTAAATCAGAAGAATATAGAGCAGAATATTTAAAAGATTATAAAGAACCAGTATTTGAACCTGAAAAGGTTGCTGGGATAAATGATATTACTATAAATACTGCAATAAGTATTGAATAATCGGATAAAATCCATATACTTTAAAC